CAATGCAAGGCAACTATGTCTACATTGATTATTACAAGAAAGTTGATGACGTTGTAGCTCTTTATCAAGAGCTTCCCGAACACTATAGAGAAATCTATAAATGGTATCTACGCTATGCAATTAAATACCGAAAGGATATTTCATTGGAAAGCAACGACCCAGACCTAAAGAAGTTTGAGGATTTGGTGCAAGCCCTCTTCAATAACCTTTACACGGGACAGGACACCACGATAATCACGTCATAATGACTATGTCAAATATTATATTTAATAAATCTTCCAGAAATCCTAATAAGATAGAACGAAAGTTCTATCAAGCTTGGATTGCTATGAGGTATCGTTGTTCTGGAAAGAATATTCCAAATAATAAAAGATATTTTGATAGAGGTATTACAGTATGTGAAAGATGGGAAAGTTTTAATTACTTTTACATCGATATGTGGGATACTTACCTTATCCATTATAAAATGTTTGATTCGGATACAGAATTAGACCGAATCAATAATAATAAAGGATACTGTAAAGTAAACTGCAGATGGGTTACTAGAGAAGAAAATACGAATAATAGAAGTTCTCGTAAGGTCTTCAAAGGTAAAACATTGACTCAATGGGCTAAAACTTTGGGTGTCAACCGAAGCACTTTAGCTCAAAGATACTATGTTTATGGATGGTCCATAGACAAAGTTTTAACATTTTAATCAAATAATAACTTGGCATACATAAACCCACTTATCCCAACTGTTGATGTTCAGCAAATGGAACAGCCAAAGAGTAACGGTTCAGTTCCGTTAATCACTTTTGGAACCGTTATCGGAACACCTCCAGCCGGAGCAACTTACGCAAATCTTTTCTCACTAGAATGTTTATTGCAAGACCTTAATGGTTCTGCTGTTTATCAGCAAGTAGGAACTGTCGCTGTCCCAGTTTGGGCAACTATCGGTTCTGGTGCTGCTGGTGCAACAGGTTACACTGGATACACAGGTTACACTGGTCCTGGAGTAACTGGAGCTACTGGTTACACTGGTCCTATCGGAGCTACTGGTCCTACTGGTTACACTGGTCCTTCTGGTGCCGCTACTGATACTGGAGCTACTGGTCCTGCGGGTCCTACTGGTCCTACTGGTTACACTGGTCCTTCTGGTGCCGCTTCCTCAACTGGAGCTACTGGTTACACTGGTCCTATCGGTCCAACTGGAGCTACTGGTTATACTGGTGCTGACTCTGCTGTTACTGGTCCTATCGGTCCAACTGGAGCTACTGGTTATACTGGATACACAGGTTACACTGGTCCTATCGGAGCTACTGGTTACACCGGTCCTGGTAACGGCTACAACGCTGGTCCTACTGGTCCTATCCAGACAATCACCATTGTTGACGGTTTAGTTACCAACATCACCGTTTAGTTCTTCTCCCGCCCTCATCATATTTTGCGGTATGGTGTGGGCGGATAGGAGCGTTAATCAAAAAAAATAAATGTCAACAACAATTCCAAACATTAAGGTCCCATATCCTACTGAAGGAGTTATTCGTAGTGCCCAATTAGACGATACTGTCTGTCCAGAAAACTCTGTCCAGTTGGCAGTGAATATGAACTTCGATAGAGTTGGAGCTGTTACTACAAGAAATGGAGTCGCTACTTATGCCACCACTCTTGGTGGAAGTGTTACTTCTTTCGGTATCCTAAACATTCAAGGAGGAATCAAAAGATTATATGCACAATTCGGAACTACTATTCAGAACTGGGATGGTGCCTCTTGGGTTACAAAAAGAACTACTACTGTAACTACTAAGGCTCGTTTCTCTCAATGGTTGAATAAGATTTATATGGTAAACGGAACCGATGCTCTTCAGTGTTCTGATGGTGGTAACTTTGCGGCTACAGCCGGTTTCGTTCCCGCTACCACTATGCCAGTTGGAGATTATATCCAAGCTGGATTTGATGGAAGAATTTGGATTGCTTCAAAACCAAATGATGCTCTTTACTATTCTGATATTGTTCAATTTACTCCACCATCAACTTACTCTGTAACTTACACCGCTACAAACTTTATCCAGAGCTTATCCCCACAAGACGGCGAGTCAATGACTGGACTATTTAGAGTGCCGAAAGCTCTTTTGGTTTTCAAACAGAATCACATCTATCGTGTTTACAGTGCTGATAATGTTGACCCATACCCAGCTTACAACGTTGGAACTTTCTCACAGGAATCAATCGTTCAAGCTAAGGATGGTTTATACTTCCACCACTCTTCTGGTTTCTACAAGTTCGCTTACGATACACAGCCTACTGAAATCTCTCGTAGAGTTATAGACTTTGTTAGAGCAATTCCTCGTTCTTCTTACGAGAACATTGTTGGTGTTTATGATGGCTATGACGCTATCAAGTGGTCTGTCGGTTCTATCACTGTTGAAGGAGTCACCTATGCAAACTGTCAGATGAGATATTCAATCTCTACTCAAGTCTGGACTGTGTATGACTTCGCTGGAACAAATATCACCGCTTTAATCCGCTACGATAATGGAACTACTATTGAACAAGTTTGTGGAACTTCTACTGGTCTTGTTGGTAAATTAGATTCCGGAACTACAGATTTCACTTCTGATATTTACTATGAATTGATTGACCGATGGAGGTCTTTCACTGATTTGAGATGTCACTCAAAAAATGTAAGTGGTATAACCATTATGACTGAAAACGCCGCTGGTGCTCTTGTTCAATATCAGACAGAAAAGGCTCCACCGAATGTTTGGAAAGATATTGATACTATTAAAGATAAGTATGTTGCTCTTTTCCCTAACGCTTCAACTGATGATTTTAATTTGATTCGAACTAGAATACGAGGTTATTCTCGTGGAACACCAATCATCTTCCACGGAACTGAATTGCTTTCAATTCAGGATAAGGGGCTTGACAGTAATTAAAGTATATATTATGAATATTTCTAAAGAAAACTTAAAAATTAGGAACGAAAGGATAAGAAAATCCTTAACAGGTAGAAAACTTTCTGATTCCCATAAATTAAAATTAAGTCTTGCTAAAAAAGGAAAGACCTACCCTAATTCCTTAGGAAGAACTTATAAAATGCCAGAGGGATTCGGAGCTAAGATGAGTAAATTAAGAAAAGAAGAATGGGCAACAGGGGTTAGAAAAAGTGGGTGGCATCATTCCGAGGAAGCAAAAAATAAAATTAGTATTGCTTCAACAGGAAGACCAGGTCCAATGTTAGGGAGAACTGGAGATTTACACTGGAACTGGAAAGGTGGAATTAGTAAAGATGTTCATTCAGTAAGCGAACCTAAATACAAAGAATGGAGAATGAGTGTTTTTAAAAGAGATAATTTTCAATGTAAAATTTGTAAATCAAAGGTCGGATTACAAGCACATCATATATTAAAGTGGGCAGATTTTCCAGAATTAAGATATGATATTAACAACGGTATAACTTTATGCCGGGCTCACCATCCAAGGAAGGTAGCAGAAGAGAAACGACTAATTCCAACTTTTCAGGAATTAGTGTCAGTATCAACAGATTCTTATTAAACTTACAGAATTACTTTTGAACAGATTTTTATATAAAGATAATGAACAAAATCTTGAGACAAAAGATTCTTCTTACAATGCTGGTAATGTCGTTGAGGCTGAAGTCCCAGCGATTGCTTCTGGTGGTGCGGCTCAAGATATAAATATGGGGAATGTAACTATCAATGGTCAGCAACTAACTCCCGGAACATATCCTGTGACTGTTCTTGATGTCGCTAACTGGGGTTGGGGACAGACCTGTGTTTTTAGTTCTACTGATTTAGATACTGTTATTTGGGGTGCTGGTGTTTTTAAATCAGCAGATGGAACTTCCTATAACATCTTAGCTGGAACAACGGGTAATATGGCAGCTAAGACTTATGTCTATTTAGACTTACTTACCTCTACAACTGCGTATCAAATTACAACAACTCCAGGAACCGCTGTTGGTGTTGGTAAAGTCCTTGTTGCTGTTGCTCAAAATGCGGCTGTAGCTTCTCCCCAACCAAATGCTACTTTCAATTTGAATGAAGCTAATCAAATCGTTGGAGATAACATTCTCGCTAACACAATCAATGCGACTAAGATGAGTGTTGGACAACTATCAGCTATCACCGCTGATTTAGGAACAATCACCGCTGGTCTTATTACTGGAGCCACGATTCAAACAGCGACAACTGGATATCGTTTGATTATGTCTGGAACTAATAACTCCTATGAATTTCGTTCTGGTTCTGTTTTACTCGCTGAAATGAAGGCTCAAATCACACCAGACTCCGGACTTGCTGGTGCAGTTTTCCAACACGGAACAGGTGAGTGTGGTATTTCTGTTTATGGACAAGGTGTTGGTTTAGGAGATAGAGTAGTCGCTGTTTTTACTAATGGAGGAACTTCATATTTTAACTTTGTTGATAATGATGGAACTGCGGGTATGATAGAAACAAATATGAGAATAAACTCAAGTTGGGACCCTTATTCAACAGGGATTTATCATTTAGGGACAAATACATATAAATGGGACTATGCTTATATAGTTGATATCTATTCTACGAGTGTAACAGTCACTGATACTTTTTATGGAGGAGACTTTTCTGGAGATGTTTTTTATGGAACTGATGCTTATATTGATGATGTTTATGGAGCAATCCATCCAAATCAAGGCATTGATGCTTTAATTGAAGACCCCTATGGGACAAGTTTTGTTTTTAGTGAAGGTATTTTAGTATTAGAATTTTAATAAATAAATATATGAAAACAATAACAATAAAGATAGAAAAGGGTGAAGCTACAATCGTTACTTCAGATACAATAGATAGAAATGATTTTAAAATAATTCTTAAAGGTTTAATTGATACTTTCGGAAATCAGCCAGGAATAAAAAAGGTCAAAAAAGTAAAGGAGGTTGGCAAAACCATTTAATAATTATATAATTAAAACAACGCTATGTATCCAAACACCAATTTACAACCAGGTCAGACAGGAAATGAAGTTAAAAAACTTCAAGATTTCTTGGTATCTAAAGGTCTTATGACCCCAGAGGAAGTCGCCACGGGACCCGGTATATATGGACCTAGAACCACAGCGGCTGTAAAGAAGTTTCAGGAACAGACTGGTGTTGATAATACTACCGGACCAGGCTATTGGGGTCCAAGAACTATATCTGCGGCTTCAGGAGCCGGTGCCTCCAGAGGAGCTGGTGATTCTAATTCTCAACCTTACTCCGATGAAGAATACGACGCTGCTCTCAATGAACACCCTATAATCAAAGAATCTATTGCTAAAGGAAATACTGCTGAATCCCTATCTTACGCCGCTTCTACAGGTGATTTTAGCGGTCTAGTGAACCAATTTGGTCAACCATTCAGCTTAGAAGACCAGCAAGAGGCTTTAAGACAAGCGGAAGAGGATAACAAATTGTATTTTGACGCTCTAAGAGAGAAAGATACAGCCGATACTGAAGCTTCCTTAGCTCAAAAACAAGCTGACTATCAGAACTTTTTACTTACTTCAGGAGAAAAATTTGCCGAAGATAAATCAACCGCTGACCAGACCGCCGCTAATCGTGGTGTTCTATTCTCTGGTGGTAGAGTCCAGAAAGAAAAGAGTTTACAGAAGAGTTACGAAGCTGACCAAGCTTATAAACAAGCTTCTCTTGGTCGTGATATTTCAAACACCGCCAGAGACTATCAATACAAATATGGAAATGACGCTGCTAAAGGTTTGAATCAATACTATAAACTAGGAGCAAATACCTATAATCCTAACGTCGCAACTGGAGGAGTCGGTTCTTCTGGTCTTTCAAGCATTTATAAACCAGGACAATACGACTTCCAGGGAACACAAAATGTCGCCCAGAAGACAGCCGCACAGCAAAGAGCTGCTGGATTGCTTTGGAATAAAGGAAATAAATTACTAGCAACAGGTTCTTCTAATCAATACTAATATGGCACCATCATTAAAAGATTTTTACTTAAA